ATGCGCCTTGGCGCAGCCATCGGCTCATGTTGGGCGCGTATCTGGGGTCGTCCACGGTTTTTGGCGTAGGCGATGACGGCTCCGATGAGCTGCGCTTCCGTCACGGCGGACGTGCCGTCGTGCCCGGCCACGGCTGCGGCCCACGCTTTCTCGGCTTCCCGTCGCGAGCCGGTGTGGCGTGGGTAGGCGTTCCACGCCGTGGCGAACGGGTCGGCCAACGCCCTGGCCTCGGCCTCGGCGACCGACGCGGTTTGCTTCGATCCCGGCCCGGAGGGGTCAGGGGAGGAAGAAGGCATGGTTTTGGTTTGGTTAGGTACGGTAGTGCTTCCTGTTTGCTTTGTTGAAGTTGAAGCAGTCTGCTTCGCGTCTGCTTCGTTTTGCTTCCTGTTTGCTTCGGCTTTCGCCCTGCGGGACTCGCCCGACGCCTTGCCTCCGGCGTGGCCGGCGACGACCTTCTTCTCGTGCAGTTCGGCGGCTTCTTCGGGCGTAAGCGGTTTCTTCTGGTTCTTGAAGCTGCCGAACACGGCGAGGCCGCGACGGGTCACGACCCTGTACACGCCTTCGCCGGCCTCCTCGAAGAGCCCGTTTTCAACGAGTTCGCGCACGAGTCTGACGGTGCCGCCCACGCTTCTGACGCGCTTGAGGTCGAAGGTGCCGTCGAACGAGTCCGGCCGCGTGTATATCTGGTGGTCGCACCACGTCACCATCGTCGCGTACAGTCCGCGCGCGGCCATGCTGCTGTCCTGCACCGCAGGATCGAAACCGAAGGTGCTGTCGAAGTTCACAGACATGGCGCGCCGCCTTCACGACATGCGATAATCGACTTATGAGCAACGACAAGAAGACCCAGCGCTGCATGTGTGTGACGATTGATTTCGAGCAGCTTACGTTCGGTGAGCTGCGCAAGTTCGTCGAACTGACGGCAGATCGTGAGGACGATGAATTTGTGTGCGTCAACGACAATGACGGAGTGCCGGACGGCTTTATGGCGTATGTGGACGCAGAAACCATAGACGTCGTGCCAACCGATGAGACGTCGGAGCGCTGATATCGACCACATCTTTTCCTGAGCCACCCCGTTGCGGGTGGCTTTTTTGTTTGCCTGCTGCATATAAGCCTCTCTCAATGTGTGGTTACTTGATCTCGCCGGTGGTCGGATCGACGGCCTCTCCTCTGTCGGTCTCGTCAGCATCGTCGTCGGGATCGGGATAGTCGGGCGCGCTTTCCTCGAACGTGGCGAGGCTGTCGTGGAGGTTGTCGTACAGGACCGCGCGGCGTGCGTCCTTCGGATAGGTGAGCAGCCGGTTGATGACCTCGGCGCAGTCGATGATGTGCTGCGCGAGCGCGTCCGTGTCGTACACGGCCTCGGTGTACGGGTCGATCTGGTGGAACTTGTCGAGGTAGGCGTCTTTGGTTTCGAGCTGCATCTTGTGGTTGACCGCGCGGCGGAAGTCCACGGCCGCCTGCTTGATCTTCGCGCACGAGCTGTTGAAGTCCAGCAGGCTCAGCGGGCTCATTTCGTCGGGTATGAGCGCGTCCTGGACAAGGTTCGAGTCTTTTTTCTTTGCCATGAGGGTGTCCTTTCTAGAATTCCGGGTCGCCGGTGTCGGCGGCGAACATGTCCGGCGTGTGGCCGCTGCCGCCGTTGGCCCACGGGTCGGACGCCGGCGGCTGAGACGGCGCGGCGGCTGGCCGTGGGCCAACGGGCGGGTTGCCCGCGGGGTTGCCGTAGGTGCTGCCGCCCTGACAGCCGTCGTGGCCGCCCTGTTTCGTGACCTGCGCGGTCGCGTAGCGCAGGCTGGGGCCGATCTCGTCCACGGTCATTTCGACCACGGTGCGGTTGGTGCCGTCCTGCGCCTGATACGAGCGTTGGGAGAGCCGGCCGGTGGCGATGACGCGCATGCCCTTGGACAGCGACTGGGCGCAATGCCCGGCGAGGTCGCGCCAGGCGGAGCAGCGCATGAACAATGACTGGCCGTCCTCGTACTGGTTGGCCTGCCGGTTCCAGACGCGCGGCGTGGAGGCGATGGTGAAGCCGCACACCTGCGTGCCGGTGCCGGTGGTGCGCAGCTCGGGGTCTGCGGTCAGGTTGCCGACGATCGTGAGGATGGTTTCGCCGGCCACTAGTCCTCGTCCTCCATGTCCTCGATCCAGTCGCCGACGAACGTGGCGAGGACGTGCGCGTCCTTGGCTGCGCTGCTCGCGATGCCCCATGCCACGTCTTCGCGACGGTTGTGGCAGTGCAGGGCAAGGTCGGAGAGCGCCGCATAGGCCATGTCGGCCACGTCGCGCATGTGCTCCAGCTCGTCAAGCTCGCCGGCGTCATCCGGGCCGTCGTCCTCTTCCTCGTCGTCTTCGTCGTCGATGACGGTGCCGAGCGGCTTCCGGTCGCTGGAGGCGAACATGTCGGCGAGCGTCTTGCCATTGGGCAGCACAGGTTCGAAGGATATGTAGGCCTTGGCTTTCTCGCTCAATGCGAGGCCGGCTTGGTCGAGCGCCGTGACGAACAGTTTTGCCAGCTCACCGCCGGAGACGGACACGTCGCCCTCGATGAGGCCGTAGAACTTCTCGGCGAGTTTTTCGGCCATTTCCTCGTTGGATGTCATGATGTTCCTTTCCTGATGTCCCGTTTCCATGCCCATTCGCATTCCGCGCCGATGGTCGCCGCGCCTCGGTCGATGACGAACGCGGCGGGCGACGGCATGAGGATGAGGCGCGGGTAGTCGAGCCGTGAATTGCATTCGCAGATCGCGTCCAGCGCCTCGGCGATCAGTTCGCCGGGCGTCATGGTCAGGCCCCGTTCGGTGATGGGCCAGACCATGAGACTGCGGTGGGTGTTCATGGGACTCCTTCGTTTGGTGCGGGGCCGCGCTGGCGTGGTCGACGCCGGCAATGGAGACCACCGGCTCGCACGCCATCGCTTCCGCAATCCACTGACTTCCTGTCGTATGGGGATGGATCGCGGCCGACGTTGACGCGGCCCCAGTGGACGGCGGCCGAATCGAACGGCTTCCCGGTCTTTGCCCGCGCCCACCTGACGCGAATCTCGACCGGGGGCGAACCTGCCCGCCCTTGGCGCGCCGCCGGTGGAGAGAACCGGCGGCGCGATCATTGAGAGAGGTGGTGTTAACGACTTGTTCCTTGTCGCCGCCCGCCGCATCGGAAGGAAGGTCGCAATGGCGGCGGGCAAGCCTTAAATGGTCAGCACGAGCGCGCAGAGAATGACGAGCCTGAGCGACTGGTACACAAGCGCTCCCGGCTTGGCCTTCGTTTCGCGCAGCGTGCCGATGAGTATGAAGTGTTCGAGCAGCGCGTATCCGAGGATCACCCACTGCTGCCAGACGAGTGCATCGAAGTTCATTCGCCGGCCTCCTCGAACAGTGCGACGAACACCACGGGGCATTCCACGAACGCCCAGAACGCGGCGAGGCCATTGCCGATCGGATGCATGCAGGCATCGTGAGTGAACAGCCATCCCACGCAGACGACGAACGATATGACGGTCAACAGGCCGATGGTGTACGGATAACGCTTGAACATGACCGCCACCCCTACTTGGTCTGGACGAGCGTGTCCGCGCCGTCGGGGACGACGACGAGCTGGTCCGCGTTGGACAATGCGTCGATGTAATGCTGCTTGAGCACGTTGTCGGTCAGACTCTCGTTGAGCACGGCGTTGGCGTCGGCCTCGCCCTGCGCCTTGATCTTCTTGGTCTCGGCCTCGGTCTTGGCGACCTGCTGCTCGTTGAGCGCCTTCTGCTTGTCGATCTCGGCGGCCTGCGCCTCCGTGTACTTCTTGGTGATGGCCTCGCCGTAGCGCACGTCCTGCACGCTGACCTGCTCGACGGTCAGGCCGATCTTCCTCCACTTCGCCGCCAGCGCATCCTGCACCGCCTTCGTGTACTCGCCGCGATTGGTGAGCATCGTCAGGGTGTCGAACCGGCCGGACTGTTCGCGCGCCACTGAACGCAGATCGTTGCTGATGTAGTTCTGCGTGAACGTCTGCTGCTTGCCATACTCCGAGTACAGGTATTCGGCCGCGCTCGGATCAAGGCTGTAGTTGACTTGGATGTCGATGTCGGCCGAAGCACCGCTCCTGTCGTTGACGGTGACCTGCTTGCCGACCGCGCTGCCGCCGTCGTACTTGTAATCGGTGTCCTTGTAGAAGTTGATGAGGTTGTTACGGGTGTCGTATTTGATGACGCTCTGCCACGGCGTCTTCCAATGGAAGCCCGCGTCTTCGGAATGACCGGCCAGACTGCCGCCCATGTTGCGGATGACCGCGACCTCGCCCACGTCCACGGAGTACAGGCATGCGGGAATGAGCAGCAGCAATCCGACAAGGCCCGGAATGAGGCCGATGCCGGCCCCCTTGACGTTGTTGGACAGCGCGACGCCGGTGACGGCGGCGCTGAAGAGCAGCAGGATGATGGAGATGACGAACCAGATCATGAGGGTTCCTTTCGGAAGATAAGGCCCTTTCCCCGTGCCGCGTAGGCTTGAAGCTGCAACACAAACAATCCGCTGCATGCGGGGAAAGGAAGTATTCAAATGGGTGGAGCTGCAAGCTGGGCGAGCTCAGCGGAAACGAAGTTCAAGCAGGCTCAGGCAAGCACTAGAAATGCCTATGAGTCACGGATGACCGAAGGCCTAGCGGACATCGCCCAAGCGTTGTTCCAAATCGACTTACGGCTTGATCGGCTCGAAAAGAAACTGGACGGTCGGGGTTAAGCCTTGCCAGTTTGCGCTCGCTGATGACGTCGTGGCGTATGTAAAGGCTTTCCATGTTGAGCTGTGCGCCACGACGCTCATAGGCGTTACTCATTTCGCCTCCAGCAGTCGGAGAACGTCGCGCAGCTCGCATTGGACGATCTTGGTGACGTAGACGCATGCCTTGTTGCCCAATGCTTCAACGATGATGGGCTGCTCAGGAGTGACCTCGGCGATATAGCCGGCGTCATGCTCGTTCAGGAACGATTGAACGGCTTTGACGTCGCCATCGAAGCTCTCGACTCGCAGAATCTCATGCCGCTCCTGATGATTCGAGCGGTCTGGAATGACGCCGTGTCGGACGGTGTCGGCCCTGAGCTGCCCTTCATATACCCAACGGCCGGCGGCGTCCTCGAAGCGAACGTCATGGCCCGACGGCGCTGCCCAGCAGCCGCCGACGAGGAACAGTTGCAGCACGTCACTCAGCGCGAACAACAGGGACATCACGCCGTACAGGCCCATGCGGGCGTCCCTTTGCACGACGGCCATCACAACCATCGGCAAGCCACAGAGAACCAGCACGCCGGCGCAGACAATGAGGGTACGGCGCTTCATTTTGTCGCTCATTTCGCCGCCTCCGGCACGTATCCGCAGTGGGCACGCCAGCAGCCGTCGGCCATGTCGTGCAGACACGACGCCAAACGCTCGCCATCCGCCAGAGGGAGTGCGATGTGTCCCGCTCCCCCGCATTCCATGAACCGGATTATCGTGGAGGTCTCGGTGACGCTCACGCCGATGCGCGGCATGTCGCTGGTTTTCTCGCCGATCCAGTTGCTCCGGGTGTTGATCGCGTTCGCCATGACCGCCGCCTCATGACGAGACAGTAGGACGATCGCGCCGCCGGCCCCCGTTCCCTCGGCAAGGTTGCGCAGCCACAGGCGGATACGCACGCCGTCCTCGGACACTTTCGGCCCGCACAGCAGCGGCCGGCCCTCGCTCTCCAGGTTTATGAAAAAGGTCGAGTTCCTGGCCGCCCAGTACAGGTCTTTCACCTTCATGACGCCACCCCCTCGGCTTGGGGAGTGTCCACCGGCCACGGGTCGAGGGTGCGGCCCATGAGGTAGTCAACACTGGTGTTGAAGAAGTCGGCGAGCGCCTTGTAATCCTTTGCAGAGAAGGATCGGAGGCCGTTCATTTTGTTGGAGAAAACTTGTTCGCTCATACCGATGGCGAGCGCCACGTCTTTCTGAAGGCAATGACGCATCTCGATCAGTCCTGAGATGCGGGACGCTGGGTTATCACCTTCAAGCGTCACTAATCGTTTTTGATTGGCGTTCATGGTTGCTAACCATATCACGCACTAATCGATTTCGAGCACTCTCGGCGTGTCTTGATTTTGATTCAACATGCTGAGATTCTTGCGCTACTAATCACTTTTGCGTATCATTAAGGGCATGACGGTAACTATGACAGCCCCAAAGGTTGCAGCTAGCCCGCAGGACATAGCGATTTTGAACCTGAATATGCTGATGCAGCTTGAAGGGCGCTACAGAAAAGACCTCGCCGAATACATCGGCAGACGCCCACAGAATCTCTCCCGCATGATGTCAGGAGAGAGCAACTGGGCACTGAATGACATGTGGAAGGCGGCTGAGTTCGTGGGCGTCTCCCTTGACGTCCTGACTGATCCGACTCTCACGCCGGCCAAGGCGCTCAGCATCATCGGCGAGCGCCGTAACGATAACGATGGGAATGGAGGTTTGCCTGTCGTCAATGTTGACGACTTACGCCTAGGTGGCGGGGCATGGAAGACCCCGGCTATGGTTCTGGCCGCCTGATTTTTCGGGCCGGTCGGGATCATAACCCAGAGGTCCATGGTTCAAATCCATGCCCCGCTACTGATTGACCGCCGTTCCCATCATCTGGGGCGGCGGTTTTTAATATCTGTTCAGCCTTCATGGGCGTAAGATCAGTCCGCACGAGCGTATCAATACCCACATTGAAGAAATCAGCTGCGTTGCACATATCCTCAAAGAACCACGTCTGCTTGTTCTGGAGCATTTTCGACAGGGCCTGAGGAACTTTATCCATGCACTCAGCTAGATCCTTCTTCTTCTTATGAGAGACAGCCAAGAACAGATTAATGTTCGCTACGGCAATCTTCTGCCGCTCTAGTCCATTATTTGTTTTTCTGAGCATTGTATTAACCATGACTTCATTATAAACCATAGGTTTAGTTCTGGCGACACGCGGAATGGTTTAAACATCAGCGCACTTGTGCTTTACTGTTTAACTGTGAGTTTAGTAATTAGCGAACAAAGAGTGATTGCGCGCAGAGTGCGCGGCCTGCTGATGGCCAATCACTTGACACAGCGAGAGTTAGCCGAGTCCATCGGCATGAGTGAACAGGCGATGTCTAACAAGCTTCGAGGCTTGAAGAATTTCACCTTGCGTGATGTGTCTCGCATGTCTTCATACCTTGACGTGTCTCTTGATTACCTCACTGGTAATTCCGATTACACCAAACCTTTGGAGGTGTAGTGATGTTTGGTAGGAAGCGCACGACGGCGTGCGAATATACGCCGGTGCCTGTTGGTTATGTTCCGGTTACATCGTCGGCTGACCTGATCGCCGGTGACGTGGTGACGTATGACGATGGCGGCGGGTTCATCACGGCTGTGGTGATTGCAATTACCGATGACTGTCGTCCGGTATTGCAGAAGGGCGAGTATGGAGTGAGACGTGGCGCTGATGCCTTCGACCTGTTCTTGCCGCGTGATTATTGGCGATTCGTCGGCGCGTATCGGAAGGCCGACCATGCGCTTTGAGATCACGACGGAACCAAGTGAGGTGGCGCAATGATGCGTTTGGTGATTATAGGCGGTTGCAAGATCGCGGCCGTGGCCATAGGCCTGTTGTCGGCGTTGACCGGCCTGTGGTGGCTGGTTGCCGCCGACATCGCTTTGTACGCACTGTGCGTGATCGAGGCGAAGCATGCGCGCCATCTGTAGGACCGTGCTGCGTGGCCTGTGCGTCGTGGCTGTGTTGCCGTCGGTGCTGCCGGCGGTTGGTTTGTGCGCGTTCTGGCGGTGGCTGTGGGACGACGATGACGAGAGGAGTCGGTATGGGTACGGCTACTAGGGTCTGCGTGGATAATTACGAGGCCTATCCGGGTATCTTCTGCGTGTCGTTCGACTCCGGTGATGTTCGCGCGGCGGTGGTGCTGACCCGCCCGCAGTTGGAGCAGTTGCGCTCGTGCGTGACTGATTCGTTGGCTCGTGACGATGCGGTGCGGCGAAGACGCGGCGGCGATCTGTGACGGCTTGCGCCGTCGATAACCGAATATGCCTTTGACCACGCCGACCGTCGGTTGCGTGCGAGGCGGGATGAAGCACCCGGCCGCGCCTTGCCCAGCGCGTTACAAACACACCACGTGTGGCGTGGTGGTTGAAGCGTCCCTAGCGGGGAGGCGTGCGGGTCTAGCTATGAGCGCGTGGCGTGTTCCCAGGGACGAAAGCGGCACCATCGGCTGGCCAAGGCCAGTGTTGCGCGTTCAGACCTTCGTCGCGGCATTGTGTCGCTGACCATATGCGACGGCCTTGGCTCCATGCCGAAATGCTTTGCATGTGGGAACCCTTCGGAAATTCAGGAATCTTCGGATTCTTGTTTTTCCGCTTAGGGTTCCCCGCTCTAACCTTCCACCATCCGAAATCTACAAACGATTCATTCAGAGACTTATCCACAAACGAGATTGGGGGCTAACATCATGGCTATGCGGTTGATTACATTCCTACCAGCGGGCAGAAGCGCAGAAAGGTGAAGAAGAAGTACCGTCGAGAGCATGTGACCAGCAAGGCCATCAGGGCGAAGGACATAAAGAAGGCGGTGAAATGGAATCTACCCAAGCTTGAGTACGACACCACCGGAGCGGATACCGTGGATCGTTCCATCGCCATCAGGATTCTCCACTTGGATTGCATCAGCCGTGACACCGACCCGGACGGCGACCATGCCATGCAGCAGTTGGTGAGCGAGGGCATCGTGTCGAAGCCGAAGCGTGTGGGTGGCCGTCAGGTGTTCGACCGCGCCGACCTGATCCAGTCGTTGAAGGCGTGGACTCGTTGATGGCGGGCAAGTATCTGACCACGGCTCAGGCGGCGGAATACTTGGGAGTGAGCACCCGCACGATGCGCAGGTGGCGAAACCGCAACATCGGTCCCGCGTATGTTCGGTATTCAGACCGCACGTGCAGGTATCCGCTGGGAGGCTTGGAAAGGTTCAGGGCGGATCATGCCGCGCGTTGACCATCGTTTGAGGGTGCCGCCCGCGATAAGCGCGGAAGTGGTGGCACGGTACGGCAACGACTGTTGGCTGGACATGCCGGGATGCACGAAGGTGGGCGACACGTCCGACCATATCGTGCCCCACGTGTTCGGCGGTCCCACTATCGTCAAGAATCTACGGCGGGCGTGCAGGCATTGCAACGGCTTGCGTCGTGAACGCATACTATCCGGTTGGCCTAGCGTGATCCACGCGGTCATCGGTCCGCCATGCGCGGGCAAGACCACGTGGGTGTTGGAGCACATGCAGCCGGGCGACATCATCGTGGATTACGACCGGTTGGCGGATGCGCTCATGCCGGGCATGCCGGACGATACGCCCGTGCCCGACGCGGTGCGTGACCTCGTGGCCGGGGCATGGCAGGGAGCCTATCGCAACGCGGTCACGCTGGCCAAACCCGTGAGCCTGTGGCTGGTCAAGGTCATGCCCGGCACACAGCGAAGCCCGCGCCTATTGGACGAATGGCTGGCGTTGGACTACGACATACACGTGTGTGATCCGGGCAAGCCCGTGGTGGTGGAGCGGCTGGAGGAACTGAAGGCCGGACGGCGTGAGCTGGCCAGCATGCGCCAGTGGTACAGGAGCGGCATCACCCAGGCAGGCATAGACTCAAGGCAGAAGGCGAGGCGCGCGAGGCTTGCGAGCCTTGGCCTACGCGACGGCGAACCAACCACGCCAGTCGTGGCCTCTTCGCCGCCGGTTCGGGCGCGGCCTCGCTGGTAGCCGCCCGTTTTTTAAGCCGCAAGGCACCACCGATACCCCGCGCCCACCATTTTCTTATCCCCACAAACCAAATAAAAAAGCCCGAAAACAGGGACGGAACCCACGATTTCGGACTGATTCGTTAGCCAATTAGGGAATCTACAACAATTTTGGTTTGGAGGCAACAACATGGGTGAGTTCCATGGACTCGACGGCATGGAGGACGCCGGAATCGTCAAGGGGCCGCAGGAAAAAGCGACCGAGAAGTTCATCAACAGGTTCAGGGAAGGCAAGGCGGACAACGCCATGGCCGATTTCCTGTATTCGAGCATGCTGAGCATCGCGCGCAACATCGACGCGCAGAACAACCGTGGCCGCGAGATAAGCCGCAACATGACCTCCCTGCTCGGCTACATCCAACAGCTCGAAACCATCTACCCGTCCACACCTTCCCAGACTGACGACAGGCTGGAGGAACTCATGGCGGCGATGGCGAAATGAGCATCAAACCCACCCCCAGCCTCAAACCACGCTACGCGACCCCGCGCAACCTTGCGCGTCCGACCGATGGCGGCAAGGAAGCCCGCATAGCCGAAGCGTTGGGCACCCCGTTCTTGCCATGGCAGCGCATGGTTTCCGACGTGTTCGGTGAGATAGACCCCGACACCGGCACCTACTATTACGACACTCTGGTGCTCACCGTACAACGGCAGGCCGGGAAAACCACGCGCGAGCGGGCGACCGAAACCCGCAACGCGTTGTGGGGGCCGAACCGTCGTGTGTGGTATCTGGCGCAGACCGGCAAGGACGCATCCCAGCAGTTCCGCGAGTACATCACCGGTTTCGACAAGTCTCCGCTGGCTCCGTTGGCCGCTTCCAAGCGCATGAGCAACGGCAGCATGTGCCTCACGTTGAAGAACGGCAGCACGATACAGCCGGGCGGCACGACCGACAGTGGCGGCCACGGCTTCCAGGGTGATTCGCTGACGTTGGATGAATGCTGGGCGCTGCCAGCCGACAAGGCCAAGGCGATCCTGGACGGTTTCCTTCCCACGACCACCACGCGTTTGAAGCTTACCGGCGTACGGCCACGGCTCACGTTCTGTTCGACCGAGGGCACGGCGGAATCCACGTTTTTCAATCCGAAGCTTGACGAGTTGCGGGCGATGATGGACGCGGGCGAACCCATGGGACGAACCTGCTTCTTCGATTTCGGTATACCGTTCGGCAGTGATCCCGAAGACTTGGACAACATTTGGGCGCATCATCCCGGTGCCGGGCATTTGTTCGACTACGACCAGTTGGCCGATTTCCGCCGTCAGTTCAGCCAGGACGCGGCGGGTTGGGCGCGTGCCTTCGGCAACTTGCGGGATTCGGGAATCATCGACCGTGCGATAGACCCGCAACTGTGGCAGTCCACCAGCGCCAACGCTATAGATCCGGCTGAGGCCACGGGGCTCGTGTGTTTCGGCGTGGCCGTGGCCATGGGAGGCATCGGCACCGCGATAGTCGCATGCATCGAGACCGAGGCCGTGCCCCTGTTGCAGGTCGTGGACGTGTTGCCGGGAACCGGCAGCGCGCCGGAACGATTGAGGGAATTGCAGGAACGCTACCACGCGCCCATCTGCATCGACATGCGGGGGCCGTCCGCGGCGTTGGCCGACCGGTTGCGTTTGAGCTTGGATGAATGGGGCATAGCCCGTTACGAGCTTGTGGATATGAGGGCGGCTGACGCGGTGACCGCGCCGCAGGCGTTCATGAGCGCGTTGGATCAGCACGCGGTGAATCACGCGCCCGATTCAGACATGGATCGTGAGGCGGGTTTGGCCGGTAAGCGCATGAGTGGTGACGCTTGGCTGTGGAACAGGGCTGAGGGCGTGAACGCGCCGACCATCGAGGCCGCAACGCTCGCCCTGTGGGGATTGACGCACATGCCCGACGACACACCGCCCGGAGTGTACTAAAACGTGGCCGACGTGTCCGCTTATGGCCGCTATGGCCGCTTATGGCCGGTATTTTTTGGCGTGGCGCTGCCATGCCGCGCATCATGTCCGGCATGAGCATACGAGAGATGATGGCGAACATGTGGGGCGCGGTGAAGCGTTCCGCCAATCGCGTGTCAAGCGTGGCGACCGCGCCGTTCCGCCGTCCGGCCGGGCGTGACCCGTTGAACATGTCGGTCGTGTTCCGAGGCGTGCAGATATTGCAGACCGCAGTCAGCGGCTTGCCCGTGCGCCAGTTGCGGCATGGCATGGCCGTGGAACCCGCGCGGATCGTGGAACGCCCGGACCCCGACACGTGGCGGGCGGACTTCATCAGCGAAACCGTCATGGGCTTGGCGTTGAACGGCAACGCGTTCTGGCTGAGGTTGAAGGGCGTGGACGGCTCAACCATCGGCTTGCGGAATCTGCCGCCAGCGTTGGTGAGCGTTTCCGACGCTCGCGGCGACATCGCCAACCCCGACAAGCGCTATTGGTACATGGGGCGCGAATACACGTCAAACGACATCATTCATCTCAGATTCTTGAAGGTGCCGGGACGGTTGCGCGGCATGGGGCCCATCGAGGCGGCGCGCGAGGAGATCGAGGGAGCCATCGACGCGCGCGATTACAAATCAAGGTATTTTTCCGAGGGCACGCATCCCACGGGCATCATCAGCACCGCGAAGCCGTTGAACGACGAAGTGGCCGAGAAGGTCAAGGAAAGTTTCAAGCGCAACGTCGATGACGTGAAGGTGCTCACCGGCGACCTGAAATACACCCAGCTGGCGCTGAGTCCCAAGGACATGCAATTTCTGGAGACGCAGCAGTTCGACACCACGCAGATAGCCCGCCTGTTGGGCATCCCCGCTTCGCTCATGCTCGCGGCGGTGGAAGGCTCGAACCTCACCTACAGCAATATCGAACAGGAATGGATACAGTTCGCGGACTTCACTCTTGAAGCCTACGCGCAGCCCATCGAACTCGCGTTGGGTGAGGTGCTGCCGCGCGGCACCAGCGTGGAACTCGACTGGGACAGCATGCGCCGAAGCGACACGAAGACCAAGGCCGAAACCTACCAGATTCTCATAGCGTGCAACGTGCTCACCGTAGATGAGGCGCGCGCCATGGAAGGCAGGCCACCACTACCCGCCGCACCAACCCCGCAACCATCGAACGACTTGGAGGAAACCGAATGAACGAACGCAAGGAAATCGCCTACCGCGGCCTGAAACTCCGCAAAGCATCAGATGGTGACGGGCGCAGCATCGAGGGCGTGGCCGTCCCGTTCGGTGACATCTACAACGACCCGTGGGACGGGGCGGAAACGTTCGACCGTGACACCGTTTTCGAGAACGCCGACACGGCCAAGCTCTGCTACCAGCACGCCGAACTGATCGGCGCGATCACTTCGGCAGAGAACCGCGACGACGGGCTTCACATCACCGCACGAATCGCTGACACCCAGCTTGGGCGCGATGCGGTGGCATTGATGGACGAAGGCGCGTTGGACTCGCTCAGCGTCGGATTCGTCCCGTTGGAGGACGAACGCGACGAAAACAACGTGACCCACCGCCGCCGCGTGCGCCTCCTGGAAGTGAGTTTGGTGAGCTGGCCCGCATACCAGAACGCCAAGGTGGAGAACCACCGCAACCTCAATACCGAGAACAGCCAGGAAAGGAACCACATGGAAAACGAAACCATCGAAAAGGTGCGCGCGGAACAGGCCGAACAGGCCGACGTGCTGCGCAGCATCCAGGCGAGCCTAGCCACCATGAACAACCATGGCAGCTCGAATCCCGCCGCATCCTACCGCAGCTACGGGCATCTGCTCAAGCAGCTCGCCAAGGGCGACGAACAGGCGCGCAACGACTACGAGCAGATCAGCAAGCGCGACTACACGGGCGGCGTGCTCGCCAACAGCGACCCGCAGCCGGTATGGATCAGCAACACGCTTCGCATCCTCGAACAGCGCCGCCGCATCACCAACCTCGTGTCACACGCCGCGCTGCCGTCCGAAGGCGAGACGCTGAGCTATCCCATCGTCACCGAGGACACCACCACCGTAGGCAAGCAGGCCAAGGAAGGCGACTACCTCCCCTATGGCGAGATCAAGATCGGGGCACGAACCGCGACCATCGAAACCTACGGCGGCTACACGTCCCTGAGCCGCCAGGCCATCGAACGCGCCAGCGTGCCCTACTTGGACAAAACCCTTGAGGCGTTGGTCAAGGCGTACGCGCGCAACACCGAAGCCGCCACCCGCATCGCCCTCTACGGTGCCATCGGTGACGTGTCCGCCTCGGACAAAATCGACGCGGGCAAGGCATTGACGGCGATGACCCCGAACGACTGGCTCGACATCATCATCGACGCGCGCCTTGAGGTTGAAGACCGCAACACATCATTGGACTATCTCGGCGTTTCCGGCGACGTGTTCAAGGCCATCGCCCACCTGAGCGACGACGGCGACCGTTTCATGGACATCAGCGGCGGCGGCATCGACCGGCTCGGCAGCATCGACACGACCGACATCACCGGTTCACTGCTTCGCGTGCCAGTGGTGCTCATGCCCGGCGCGGCCGCAGGAACCGCCGCGTTCCTCGACAAGGGAGCCGTGACCGTGTGGGAGAACGGCAACAGTCCATTCCAGCTCCAGGACGACAACGTACTCAACCTCACCAAAGACTTCAGCGTGTACGGCTACGCCGCGTTCGGCGTGACCTTGCCCGAAGGCATCCTGCCCATCAAGTTCGCCAACGCCTGACAGAAAGGAACCCGACCATGGAATGGAAGACCAAACTACCCAACATCCCCGAAGACACGTATGGCCCCGCGTTCGAGCCGACCATCATCGCCGCGATCAATGAACTCCGCGCAGCCATCGGCGGCACGACGGCACCGGAGGCCACCACCGTTGACACGCTCGGCGGCGCGACCGACATCGGCAAGAACATTCTCAAGGCGCGTGACGCGGCGGCGGTGCGCACCCTGCTGAACGTGGCCGAGAAACCGGCGGCCTGATGGCGGACGACCCACTTCTGAATGAACTCGCAAGGCAGGCCGGAACGCTCGACACCGACGACCGTCCGGCCTTGGCCGCGAGGCTCCGCGCGGCACGCGCCTACCTCTCCCCGCACGTGGATGGCTACGGCATCCCGAAGGACGTGGTGGACGACTGCACGCTGTCGGTGGCTTTGGACTTGTGGCAGGCCAAGGACGCGAGAAACGGCATCGTGGGAATCACGGACGGCGTGGAACCGTTCAGAATCCCCACCGACCCGTTGCGCACCGCTTGGCCGAAGCTCAGGGCGGCGGGCTTGCCCGCAGGATTGGGCATCGCATGAGCCGAGTGGACGAACTCACCGAACAGCTCACGGAACGCATCACCGAAGCCGGGCACGGCCTTATCCTCCAAGTCACCACAGACCCGTCACTGGTCAAACCATCGCCGGGCAAGGTCAGCTTGGTCATCATGCCGCCTGACATCGCTTGGGACGGCTGGGAACTGGAACCAAACGTGACGTTCAAGATTCTCGCGGTGGCGGGAACGGCGAACACGAACACGCGCGGCTACGACCTGATCCTAGAAGCCATGGACATCATGCACCAGGCAGACGTGAACATGGCCACGGCCACTCCAGTCGGCTTCGACCTCGCGGGCGCGGGAACGCTCGCCGCATACGAAATCACACTCAACCCCATGTAATCGAAAGGACACAATCATGGCTGCAATCAGAACATTGGGACCGGGCAAGCTCACCATCACCGACACGGGTGAGGGGCGCGACTTCAGCGCGCAGGTCACCAAGGTGCAATTGGCGGCGTCGAACAATACCGACGACCCTATCAATTTCCTCGACGGCTCTCAGGACACCAGCACAAGCACCGATTGGACGCTTGAAGGCACCATCGTGGACGACTTCGACGCCGACAACCTCAGCGCGTGGTGTTTCGACCACGCTGGCGAGCAGATGCCGTTCGAGTGGGTGCCGAACGACAAGGGCAAGATCAAGTGGACGGGCAACGTGAATGTGAGCGCCGTGAGCATCGGTGGCGACGTGAAAAGCAAGAACACCAACGATTTCAGTTTCCCCGTCACCAACCTCAGCCACGCGGCCTACAGCGGAACCATCACCGCGCAAGAAGGAAACTAGCATGGCCGCGACAGCCGCCTACGTGGTAGGCCAAAAACGGTTCGTGTCCACCATGCGCAAGGCGGGCGCGGACATGAAGGAACTCAAGGAAGTCAACCGGCAGGCCGCGAACATCGCATTGCCAGCGGTGCGCAATCTCGCGCCGCGCGGCAAGAACGGCAGGTTGGCTTCATCAATCCGTGTCGGGGCGACACAGAAGGCCGGTGTCATCCGCGCGGGAAGCAAAAGCGTGCCCTATGCGGGCGTCATCAACTACGGTTGGCCCGCGCGCGGCATCAGACCACGCCTGTTCGTCAACAATGGCGTTGCCTCAAGCGAGAGCATGTGGCAACGCCCCTACAAGCGGTTCATCGAACAAACATTGAAGCAGATCAGGGGAGCATAACCATGAACGATATGAAAATCACCTACACCGACGGGCATGTGGACGAGGTGCGCACCCAGTCACCGGCCGTGCTGACGCGCATGGAGGAGCACGCGCAGCTGGCCGGCTGGAAGCCGGGCGAGGCGAGCCAGATTCGCATGACGTTCTACGCGGCCTACATCGCCGTGCGATTGAGGCAGCTCACCGAACTGAAGTACGAAGAGTGGCTGGACACCGTGGACAACGTGACCCCTCTCAAGCACGAAGAGGCGGAAACCGGAAACCCTACCGTCTAGCCGCATGGCCTGACGACTCGCTCGGACGCCTCTCGTGCCTGCTCGCCCGCAACTTCGGCGGCACGCCATGGCAGTGGCGAGAGGAGGCCAGCGAGCTTGATTGGGGCACGTGCGTGGAAATCCTGATGCAGGAAGCCGAGGAACTGGAGGAAGCTGAAAATGGCTCATAGCGCGATAATGTCCGTGAGAATCACGGGCAACAGCGACGACGCCGTGAGGGCGTTCCAGAAGGCCACCAGCAAGGCCGCCGCGTTCGGCAGCTTCATGGGCGGTGCCGCGTTGAAGGGCGTGACCGCGTTGTGGGACAAGCTCAAGGACTTCGGCGGCGCTGTCATCGACATGAGCGACAGCACCGACAAGTTCGTGCAGACCATGAACTTCGCGGGCATCGACACGTCGAACGTGGAGAAGGCGTCACAGGCGGCGCGCGACTACGCCGACCGCACCGTGTACGACCTCTCAACGATACAGAACACCACCGCCCAGTTGGCCGCGAACGGCATCAGCGACTACACCGGTTTGACCGAGGCGGCGGGCAACCTGAACGCCGTGGCGGGCGGCAACGCCGACACGTTCAAAAGCGTGGCGATGATGCTCACCCAGACGGCTGGCGCGGGCAAGCTCACGACCGAGAACTGGAACCAGTTGGCCGACGCCATCCCCGGCGCTTCGGGCAAACTCCAGGAAGCCATGTTCAAGAACGGCGCGTACACGGGCAATTTCCGCGACGCGATGGAAAAGGGCGAGATATCGGCGGACGAGTTCAACAAGGCCATCATGGACTTGGGCATGAGCGACGTCGCCAAGGAAGCCGCAACGAGCACGAAGACCATGGAAGGCGCGTTGGGCAATCTGGAAGCCGCCATAACAGGCGGACTCACAGACGCGTTCGACCTGTTCAAACCCACGGTGACCGGAGCGCTCACCGAAGCCGCCGACAGCGTGAGCGATTTCGCCGCGAAAGCCACCGGAGGATTGAAGCAGTTCACCGACTCCATAAGCAAGACCGGAGCGTTCCAATCCCTCACGGACACCGTGAAGGCCGTGGGCGGCGCGCTCGGCTCGATGGGCCAGGCGTTCTCCGACATCGCCACCACGATAGCGCCCGGACTGCAAGGATTGTCCGACGCGGGAAGCATCGGCACCCAGTTGGGCGACGCGTTCAACGGCGCGGCCGGTATCATCCAGGCGGTGGCCGACAAGCTCACCCAGTTCGGTGATTGGGTCAGCGCGAACGCCGAACCCATCGCGGGCGCGCTGGTGGCCATCGGCGGCGGACTCGCCGCGTTCAAGGTGGCCAGCGCCATCAGCGCCGTGGTGGCCGCGTTGCAGGGCTTCAGCATCGCCGCTGCCGCCGCCGAAGTGGCGCAATGGGCGTTGAACGTCGCCATGAACGCGAACCCAATCATGATCGTGGTCACCGCCATAGGCGCGTTGGTGGCCGCGCTGGCGTGGTTCTTCACCCAAACCGAAACCGGCCGCAACATCTGGAGCCAGTTCACCGCGTTCATGGGCGGATGCGTGAACAACATAATCGGTTTCTTCCAAGCGTTGCCCGGCAGAATCGGCGCGTTCTTCCAGAACGCGGCACAAGGCGCGCAGAACGCATGGAACGGCGTGGTCGGCTTCTTCTCCGGCATCCCAGGCCGTATCCTCTCCGCATTGGGCAACGTGGGCGGCCTGCTCGTGAACGCCGGCAAAAGCATCATCGACGGTTTCCTCCGGGGATTGAAAAGCGCATGGGACGGCGTGACCGGTTTCGTGGGAGGCATAGCCGACTGGATCACCTCGCACAAGGGGCCGATCAGCTACGACCGTCGCCTGCTGATCCCGCACGGCAAAGCCATCATGGCGGGCTTCGCCCAGGGACTTGAAACAGGTTTCCAAGGCAAGGTGAGGACCGCCATCGCATCCGTCAACACCAGACTAGCGTCAACGAGCATGTCCGCCATGCTCAACGGAACACGGGCGGGCTTGGCGGGCACGACCGTGGTCAACAACTACGAGATTCACATCGACGGCACCGTGGTGGACCCGGACGGCACCGCCAAGGCCATCCGCAAACTCCTAGCCGATTACGAGGGGGTGCGACGCTGATGGCACAACAACCATTCATGTACTTGGACACCGGCGACGGGTGGAAGCCGGTCAACGACCATCGGCAGGACATCGCCGCGTTGGATGATTTCACGATCACGTGGGGAGCCGACGAACCCGTGAGCCAACCCGATCCGGCGGTGCTCACGTTCGACCTGATCGACCGGGCTGGCGACTTGGCCGGCAAGGCCGTCACATTGTCGGGCTCGCGCGTGCTGGTGCAACTCAGCGCGGAACCCACGTGGGACATGCTGCCCGACAGCATGGGCGCATGGGAGCGGATACGCGGCACCATCGCCCAACTGCACCAGCAATACGTGCCCACGGCTCCAGAAGCTCCGGGCGAGAACGTGCCCACCCTGTTCATCGGCACGATAGGCCATGGCGGCACCGTCACCGACTTGGGCAACAGGTGGCGCATCCATTTGACCGCCACAAGCCTGATGGTCATGTGGAAACGCCTGCAATCACAAGGCCCCACCAGCGGTGAGGCGAAGCACGCGGGACGCCATTGGGTCGGCACCCCGGCCGCGCGGTTGGCGGAACTCAACAAGCGCGCCCAACAGGCGGGCGCTCCCATAGCCGAACCCCAATCGTTGCAATTGCCCCCGGCAGTCGCCACGTACAAGACCGACGATTACCCGTCGCAACTTGACTTGTTGTCGCGCATGTACGCGCACGTCATGCCCGCGCCCGCATGGTACGAGCATTACCAGGGTGAAACCATCACCCTCCGCCCGCTGTCGTTGGCCGGATCGGTGCAGGTGCATGTGGGCGTGGATGGCATGCCGTACGTGCTCGTGGACGGCCAACACCGTGACACGTTGCCAGCGAATCTCGTGGCCGGCGATTCGGAACTGTCCATCATGGAGCCGGTCACGCAGGCCGTGGCCAAAACCAAACGCGCGAAGAACAACGACGGCGTGGTGGAATACGACGACATGGAAACCGTCTACACGGATTTGAGCCGTCTGCCCACACGGCTCACGGACACGCAGAAAAGCGTCACGGCCGATTCGGACGCCGTGACCGGCGACGACTCCGGTGGTTTGCACACGGGCGGCACGTTCGCCCCGTCCGACGCGCAACGGCAGGCGGCGGCATCGTGGATCATCACGCACGACACCCGGCTGCGCAACGAGTCCATTAAGTTCATTGGAACGAACCTGGATCCGGTGTCGTTCCCGCACCTGTTCCGTCCCGAACCCTCCGGTCCCGTGCTTATCACCGGCATACGTTTGAGCACGTTGACCGGCATGGACGGGCGACCGGCGTTCTCCGGCGCGTTCACGACCATCGGCGGGCGTATCACGTTCACCCACAAGCGGGGCATGACCCATGAAGCGACCATGTACCCGCTCGACTCCACAGCGAACACCGGCATGCGCTGGCAGGACTTCACGGACTGGCCGGCCACCTTCGCGCAATGCGTGTTCACGTTCGCGGAATTGACAGGGTTCACAGTTTTCGACAAACCGACAAGCACGACCGGCATCGACCGGCCGAACTGGGAAGGAAACCAAGAATGAAAACCACACCCACCTACGGCATCAGCTACATAGAAGGCGGCGACCTAGTATCGAACGCGGCCGCTGGTTTCAAAAAGGCGGCGGAAACCACGGAAGCCGCGTTGAAACTGGTGGACCAGCGTTCGACCGTCCAGGGCGTGAAGCCCGTCATAGCGGGCACGCTCGCCATGCTCGCCACGATGAGAGGCGCCACCGGCCAAACCGGCTACGTGACCTCAGACGGCAATAACAACGGGCCTTACTGTTGGAACGGTTCGGCATGGGTGAAATACGCGCAGAACACGCAAATCAACTCATTGCAATCGCAGATCGCCGCGATAACGCAGGGTTACGAGTCCGGCACCGTCACCATCCAGACAACACAGTTGGGTGCTGCCTCGGTCAGGTTCGCCAAGCACAAGACCAAACCCAAGGCCGTGCTCGTAACCCGCGTCAGAAATAACCAAGACGGCGACGACAGAGCCAGAATCTTCAACCCGATAGTGTGGGATATCGCCGCCACCGATTTCCAAGTGCGTTTCTGGCGTCTGGACACGCACAACTGGGCCGAGTCCTGGCCGCTCACGTTCTCTTACCTAGCCATCTGGTGACCTACTTCCAGAGGGCGAGCCAGTAGAACTTCGTCGGCTGATTGCCGGCCCAGGCGTTGCTATCGTTCCTGCGGAACCTGACCTGAGCGCCATTATTGGTCAGCTCGTACACCATTGGGCTCAGGAATCGGTTGAGATCATCGGACGACGTTCTCGCCAGCATCACCAGCATTGCCTGAGGAGACGTGGAGTGTCGGACCCAATCGACGGTGGCCACACCGTTTGGATCGGTGCTTGCGTCGGCCACGCCGAACTCATAACCCTGCGTTATCCCGTCTCATTTGAAAGGAAACATGGTGGATTTCATCACCGCGATAGCCGGCGCGTGCGGCGTCGCGTTCGGCGCTGCCGTGCAGGCCGTTGTGGCGTGGCTCAACAACAAAGCCACCCACGAGGAAAACAGCGCCGACATGCTCCACGAAGCGCAAACAGAACTCAAGGACACCATGGCCGACATGAATCTGTTGTGGGAGCATAACCGCGCGCTCATCGACCACATATACAGGGGCGCGCCACCACCCCCGCCGAACCCGCCCGAAGGCTTGTTCAAACACGACAACTAAAAGGACACAACAATGGCATTGAACATCAAACAAGTGCCCAGCCCGAACCATTACAACGGGCGCAACGGGCATCGGGTGACTCACATCACCCTGCACATCATGGTCGGCCGTCTCGCGGGCACCGACGCCGTTTTCCAGCGGCCGAGTTCGCAGGCTTCGGCCCATTACGGCATCGGCGGCACGGGTGAGATTCACCAGTACGTGAGCGAGGCCAACGGCTCATATTCCGACGCGAATTTTTCGAGCAACAACAGCACTATCAGCATCGAGCATGAAGGCGGTATGGCCGGTGTGCCCATGACCGACGCATGCGTGGAGGCGTCCGCACAGTTGTGCGCGGACATTAGCCGCCGTTACGGGCTCGGCAAGCTCTGGCACGACGGGTTGAACGGCAACGTGTGGCTGCACCGCGAGATACCCGGCACCGACCATTACGGATGCCCCGACCGTGCACCGAACGGTCTGCCCGTCCAGCGGGTCATCGACCGCGCCAACCAATTGTTAACCAATCCATCTAGTCAAGGAGAAACAGAAATGAGCACAGCACTGGTTATCTGGGACGACGACAGCGGCGTGGGCTACTACTGGAGCCCCGAAACCGGCCGCGTCGGCCTATCACACCCGGACCAGGTCGTGGTGTTGAAGAACGCCGGCGTGAAAGAGATTCACAGCAGCAATAAAGCCCCGTGGGCGGCGCGCGCCGATCAAATCAGCCAACTCGTGCAGGCCAAGACGACCGCGTACGAGAAGGCTCAGACGGCCGCATTGGAGGCCATGGCCAAGAGCATCGGCGCGGACCCGAACACCATCGCCGACACCGTGCGCAAGGCCGTGGAAAGCAAGTTGGCCACGCTCGACATCCAGATCACCACCAAGGACAAGGGGACGGGCAAATGAGCGACCCCGTGAACACTCCGGGAGTGGCCGACCACAAGGCCACCGGCAGCATGGACGCGGAGAAGGGCTACACGCCCGTGTTCAACAACACCGTGCGCACCATCGCGTATGTGGCCGGTCTCATCGCCGTAGCGGTCGGTTTCGGTTTCACCCAGTTCGGTGACCCGACCGTGGGTGATTACATCACCACCGTGGGCGGTCTTATCGCTGGTGGTTTCGGCGTGGCATACAATCCGTTGCGCATGGCCGGAAAGTAGCCCAGTATGACGATGGTACACATACGATTACGCGCCCCGACCAACGGAGGCACCCGTGCCGGCGTCGGCATGGTCGTGTTCCAACCATCCGCCCGTCATACCGACGACGCAAGTGTGGTGTTGCCCGACACGTTCACCGTGGTGCTGGACGAAGAAGGCGAAGCCACCGTGGACATCCAGCCCACCGGTCCAGACTGGTGTTGGAAAACCGACGAGCAAGTGCCCTACGGGTCTATTCGTTGGTTCACCGTGCCCGACACGGCCGGCACGCTGGAATACGCGGAACTTACGGACGTGGACCCGCGCACGTTCAAACCGGGACGCAACCTCACCGCATGGCAGGCCGTCACCGGCGACATCAAAACCATGATCGACAGCATGCCCCGGTTCCTCACCGGGCACGGCTCCCCGACCATCGACGGCAAGCCGGGTGACATCTACCTCGACTTGGACACCATGGACCTCTACACCAACAACCAAGAAAGGAACTAACCATGACATTCGGAAAAATCGGCAGCCTACGCGGCGAACAGGGACCACAGGGCCCACGCGGACCCGAGGGACCGCCGGGGCCGAAGGGCGAAACCGGCGCGCAAGGCCCTGCCGGAGCCAGGGGCGAAACCGGCGCGCAAGGCCCAGCCGGAGCCAGGGGCGAAACCGGCGCGCAAGGCCCAGCCGGTCCGGCGGGTCCGGGCATCGTGTTCACCCAGGGTGCTCCCACCGGCAGCGGCGTGGCCGGCGCGATGTACGTGGACAAAACCACGTTCGATGTGTACGTGTGGAGCGCCGACTAATGGCCTACGACCGCATCGGCAATCTGAAAGGCAGCACGCCCGATGACACCAAGCTCCGCGCGTTGATTCTCGCGGTGTTGAAGACCGTCACATGGGCGCAACTGTCAGGCTGAGAGCAGCACGGCGGCCATGCCCGCGCGCAGCCGTTCGTCTGGCATTGCCACGTACACCTGTGTCGTTTCCACGCTCGCGTGACCGAGCAGCTTGGACACCAGCAGCAGGTCGTGCGTGGCTTGCCACGTGGCGGTAGCATACCGGTGGCGCAGGCTGTGCGCGGTCCATCCGTCACCGAGCAGGCTCGACAGTCTGTCGCCTATGTAGCTTTCCTCGACGTGCCCGCCGAACCGGCCGGGGAACACGTACCCATCGCACGCGCTTATCAGGTCGGCCAAATCATCCGGCAACGGCACTATGCGCTGCTTGTCGCCCTTGCCATTGACCACCAGCGACCGGCCAACGAGATCGTCAACCACGTCGCCACTGGACACCCGGCCTATCTCGCCACGCCTTAAACCGCACTCGGCACCGAGCCGCAGCATGATTCTCTCGGACTCGCTGGCACGCCCCAACGCGGCCAATATCACCTTGTCCGGGCACGGGCGCGGGTGCGCTCTCGGGCGTTTGACTTTCGGCAGTTCCATGCTTGGGTCATCATTGCGCCGGCCGGTCTGCCGCATCCATGCGAAGAAGCTCGACACCGTGTTGCGGTACGCTTTGCGCGTTTCCGGTTTCCAGGATTGCGAGGCGAACCACTGTGTCATCATCTCGCAGGTGACCTCATACGGCGAGACACCCAGACATACGGCCGTGTATGTCATTTTTCGCCGTCTGGTCAATAGTGTTTGCTCGCTGCGGCCACCGGCCTTCAGTGCCGCGAGCCATCCGGTCAATTCCTCACGCCATAACGGGGGCGCTACCCATTTTTTCGTCATGACACATCATGTGTCACGCCGCTAAACTTAGAATAAGCCGGGGCATGGATTTGGACCTTGGACCTCTGGGATACCCAGAGGTCCACGGTTCAAATCCATGCCCCGCTACGAACGTGGTTATATGGCCGCTGATTTCGGTACCGAAATCAGCGGCCTTTCCGTTTACCGTGGCGATATGGATGAAAGGCGATCAGGCAGCTACGGTGCCCAGGG